CCCTCATTGGCTGCTGCACACTGTCATAGATTTTCAGCTGCAGTTCCTCCAAGGCTGAGTTCAGTTCCTTGATGTCTCCACCAAGGTTGTCATTCATCGTGTCGGCCATCCCCTGTGCAGCCCCTGTGCTGTTATCAATGGCATCTGTCAGCTTCTGGTAGTCCTCTTCAGAAGCATTCACGATAGCAAGCAGACCGGACATTCCTTCCTTACCGGCCAACATGGCTGCATAGCGTGCCTTCTCAGCACCTTCTGCACCAAAGGCTCTCTCTGCAAGCAGTTCCAGTTCATCGTCATATTCTTTCTGGGTGATGTTCCCTGCTTCAAGATCTGAGTTCATGCTGATCAGCGTATCAGTGAACTCATCACCGGAGATCATCAGATCCCCAAAGCCAGACCGGAGATCACCCATGACATCTCTAAGGCTCTTCATGTTGCCTTCATCGTCTGTCAAGCTGATGCCAAGTGCAGACATGGCTGTCTCAACATCTTTGGAAGGCTTTGATAGATTGGTCAGCACTGTTCTCAGGGCTGTACCACCCTGAGATGCCTTGATACCACTGTTGGCCATAAGACCAAGGGCAACTGACGTATCCTCAGCAGAAAAGCCAAGAGCACCTGCCACAGGTGCCACATACTTGAAAGACTCACCCAGCATAGACACGTTGGTGTTGGCATTACTGGAAGCTGCAGCCATGACATCTGCAAGCCTTCCGGCATCCCCTGCCTCCATACCAAAAGCAGTCAGCGCATCTGTCACAATATCCGATGTTGTGGCCAGGTCTTCTCCGGAAGATGCTGCAAGGTTCAGAACACCTGAGACACCATCCATCATCTGCTGTGTATCCCATCCAGCCATAGCCATGTAGCCAAAGGCATCAGACACATCACTTGCCGAGTACACTGTAGTGGCCCCAAGATCTCTGGCCTTCTGCTCCAGCTGTCCCATCTCTTCTCCGGTTGCCCCGGATATAGCCTGGACATTGGACATGCTGGAGGAGAAGTCAATGCCAAGGTCCATGACTGCCTTGCCAAAATCCTTCAGCTTCTGAATAGCTGACTGAATAGCGTTGGTGGCCAGGTCTGCCACAACCTGGTTCATGACGCTCCATCCACCATTAGCTGATCTTTCAGCTTCATCACCTGCATTCTCCAGAGCACTGTCAACATCCTTCAGCTTGGACTCATTCTCATTCAGCTCACCATTTAGCTCATCTATCTTAGCCTTCAGCTCCTGGGCTTCCTGGGATCCGGTGCCCTGCTCCAGAGCCACATTCTTATATTCTGTTTTCAGCTTCTCCAGCTGTGACTTCTGCTCGGAGATCTTAGTGTTCAACTGCTCAAGCGGAGTCTGAGCCTGCTGCTCTGCTTTCGCTTGTTCCTCGATCTCCCTGTTGCACTGATCCAGCTGTGTCTGCAGGTTCTGCTGTTCCGTCTTGGCCTGAGTCAGCTTTGTGATCCAGCTCTGGACCTCTGCACTGTTTTCTCCATAGATGGCCTTGGCAGCTTCCACCTTGCCGGACAGTGCCTCCTGCTTGATCCTGTTCGTCTCCAGCTCTGCCTGAAGGATTTTCTGCTTGTTCTTCAGGAACTCTGTCTGGTTGCCACTGTTTCTGAACTCTGCCTGGTTCAGCTTCATCGTGGCATTCAGCATCTTCATGGCACTGTTGGAAGCCTGGATCTGTGATGTCAGCTCCCTTGTGTCAGCTGTAAACTTAACTTTTGCTTCATTTCTTGCCACGGATCTTTTCCCTTTCTTTCTCCATCACACTGCTCACCCAGCCGTCATAGGCAACCTTGTTGTCTATGATCCTGTCCAGAAATGGGATCTCCGCATTCCAGAAGATGTCTTCCGGAAGCTCCATAATCTGCACATAGTAGGTGTAGTAATCTTCAATGTCTTCAAGTGGGAATTCCGGGACCTTTGTCTTTCTTCCTACTTTCCGGACTGTAGCTTTGCGAAATGCCTCTTGGAATCCGCTTTTTTTTTCTCATCACCAAATAGTTTTTTCAGGATGTTTCCGATGACATACATGTCACTGGGCATCAGGCTGAAGAATTCGATCTCCTCCATGATGGGATCCTCAGGTGTACCGGCACTCTTTTTGATGCTGTTGTTCACCAGTGTGGCTGTCACATAGGCTGCGTAGATCACTCCGGCATTCTCCAGGTCATCCGCTTTGGATCCTTTGTCCTTGTGGTTGTACGCCTGAGATTTCTCATACAGCGCCGGATCATAAGCCTTGAGCATGTAGAGTCCGGCAAAATTTCTTGTCACCTGGACAACTCTGCCGTCAGTGAGAGCGAAATCATAAAACGTAGGCTTTAAACTCATGGTATTCCTCCACATAAATTGAACTGGTGACACTCAGAAGAGTCTCACCAGTGATTCAAAGATTCTTATTCACCATCAAGCCTGAGCAGCCTCAGAGCTGAAGTCAGTCATCCATGTGGACGGTGTAAGGACAGATCCGGTCAGCTCATCTGCCAGTGCCTGATACTCACCCTTGTTGTAGTCATCAGGCATGTAGGACAGCTTCATCTCTACCTCTGCCACTTCCTCTGCACCGTTCTCAATGCTGAGTTTGTTGATCTCCTCAACCTTGCATCTGGGATAGCCAAGGAACATGATGTTGTCATCCTCATCCTTGACTCTGGCCGTGATGGATGCCTCTGGCATCGCTACGGTATTATCAAACGCATACACACCGGGCTGCAGGCCTTCATTGGTCATCGCATGCAGTCTGCGATACAGGGCCAGCTTGATATGCATCTTCAGCGTGATCGTGCCGTTGCCAGTGGGCTTGGTTTTTCTTTTCTTGACTACACCTCTGCAGGACTTGGTGACCGTCTTGGTCTCCCTCTCCACCTCAATGGATCCGATGCAGTCATCTCTGGTGTAAGCATTGTCACCAGCTACCTTGATGGCCAGCTGGTCTGCTTCAAAATAGCTGTAAACATCAGCGGATGTAATTGCCATTGTTATCTCCTCCTCATGTAATTAGCTTTCCAAGACACAGATCAATAATTTTTGACGTTGCCTTTTCAGCACCCTTTTTCATAAATCTCTGATTTCCCACATGTTTCCTTGTATTTGAACCATCATCCGGAAAATACAAGTAGTGGTACTTTCCCCTGGCTGCAATAGTTACGGCCAGCAGATCATCATCCTGAGCAAACTTACCAGGCATTGCAGATCTTGCTGAAGCTCCCTTGCCTTTCCAGTTTCTCCCGGATGCCGGCAGCAGGTGTGTGATCTCCTTCTTGATCTCCTGAGCACCTTCCTTGTGCAGGACATTGTTGATCACTCTCTGAGCTGCATCACCATACTGATTCATCAGGCTGGTGAACTCCTCCATATCACCGGCATCAAATACGTCCCACTGCCCCCAGTAAGGCATCAGGTTATCAATAGTGCCCATATCAGCACCTCTTCTCAGGATGATAGAAAGTAATCGTGGCCACCTCTACAACCATGTTGGTGTTCTGCTTGAAGGTATAATCATAGGTGATGTCATCATTGTTCAGCTTCAGTTTTGTACCCGGCTCATCCTGGGCCTGCAGCGCATCAATAACATCTTTGACATAACCTTCCGGCACATGACCCTCATGGACAATGTGTACCTCATATGTGGTCTGCAGATCTGTCCTGGTGCCGTTGTTGTTCTTGGTTGTCTTGCCACGATTGAACACAAAGTAGTTCCACTTGCTGAGCTTTGATTCAGTACAGGCACCATAGAAGACACCCTCCATCTTCACCTCATGTTCAGTGGACAGCTTTGTCAGTGTTTTTTCGATACGGTCAAGTATGCTGTTACTCATCTGACAGATCCCTCACTTCCTCCATGTACAGGTACATCCTGTCCTCAGATTCATCAAAATCAACGTTGTACAGCGTGTACAACATCGTTCCCACCACTGCATAGTACTGAGACTTTACAGCACGGTGCAGAGGAGTGCTGACTTTAAGGGACAGTGTCCTGGTGTGCGCTTCTGCAAACTCAATGTCAGATTCACGTTTTGACTCAGTACAGAACCGGAGTTTAACGATCTCTTCAAGATCATCCATGCTGTCAGCGTTATTCACGGCATTGAAGGATGTACGGTTCTCAGCCTTGTTCTTATAGACAGTAACAACACCGTCATTGTAGCTTGGACGCACATTTTTCATCTTTGCCTTCATTCTCCGTCCTCCATCAGTGCCACATGCATATTGGCACGGAGTGCAAACAAGTCATCTGCATAATTCTTCTCAAATTCATCAAGAGCACCACACCAGATGTACCGTATACAATCAAAAAGCAGCTGGAGCAGACTCTTGTCCTCCATATTCTTGGAGAACGTGAGGCTGGTCCCAGCTACTTTGGATAGATATGATTCTGCTCTTTCGCATACACCCAAGAGCTTCTGATCAACATCCTCATCCGTGAAGGTAATGTCCAGATAGTTCTTTATTTCAAAAAAGTAATCCACCCGGACCTCCTCTCAGATCAGCTCTTCTGCTTCACAGAGTACACAGCCTCTTTGAGGTTGGAGATGTCAAGCAGCTTGAAGCTGTTGAAGTCCTTCGGACGGCCATTGCCAAGGAACTTGATCTTGTATGCTCTGATGTCCTCAAGGAACAGTTCAGAGTCATCATACTCAAGTTTACCGTTCTTAGGCAGGCCCATGCCGAGCAGGTACTTCTTGCCCATACCAAAGACAGCTTCACCTGTGCTCAGGGCACTGGACTGGATGATCTTGCAGGGAACCGGGAAGACATCGTTTCTGTAGGTTCCGTCCGGAGCCTGGATAGTGGTGGCCGGCATGACCTTTGCATAGTAGTCAGCAGGGCTGCAGACAAAGATCAGGCCATCAACTCTTCTGGGACGGCCTGTGGGAGTGACGGCCATCTCCTGGATCAGAGCTCCGATGCTCTTGGGAGTGATCTCAGTCAGGACTGTAGCAGTCTGATTCTGATACGCATGAGTAGTGCTGTCAACCTGGTTCTTCTTGATCATACCAATAGGCTGATTGACACCGGTGCCCTTAACAACACCATCTTCACAGCCAAGCTGGAGAGCTTCAGTAAGGATAGCTCTGACATATCTGTCAACCCATGCAGGACCTGCATCCAGCATATCCTGGGATACGGTCATGTATGGATAGAGCTTGCAGTGTGTCATGTCGATCTCACCGATGTTGCCAACAAGCTCACTCACACCAGCGGAGCCCTTAGCAAGGCCGAGTGCACCCCACACTGCCTTCTGAACACCCTGCTCATTGAAGATCCATCTGCTGATGGTGGATGTGTTCTGGAAGTCGATGGCGTTGAGAAGAGGAGACTCAGTGGTCACATCTTCCATGACGGTGTCGATGATCGTCTGAGGGAATGCGATGTCAATATTGGCAATTGCCTGCTTCGGATCGGCAGATCTGGCTGCATCAATGACAGCCTGGTAGTACTTGGTCTCAGCAGATGTCAGCTGTCTGATGCCACGGCCGGCCATGATGGCGCGGTCAACATCTTCCAGTGTGCCGTTGACCTGCTCTGTGATCACTTCAGAGTAGAATCCGGACAGCTGATCAAGTGCCTGCTGCACTGCAGCTTCATCATTTTTTGCGATTGCATCGGAAAGAGACTGTGTAATCTCTGCACGTCTCTGCTGAAGAATATCAAGATTAATCATTTTGTTCTCCTTTCATCATTTAAAGAATTTGGCAACAAGACTCTGAACTGTTTCAGGAGCCATTGATACCTGGACAGATTTATCAAGTGTCTCAACCTTCTGCTGTAGCTCCTTGATCTGAGCTTTCATCTGCTCATTTTCTGCTCTGAGCTGGTTGAGCTCTTCATCATCCTCATCCGGATCCGGATCAGGTTCCGGTTCCGGCTGTACCTGACGGTTGACTTCATCAATGAAGCCATATTCAAGACACTCATCCGGTGTCAGGAATGTCTCAGCATCCATCAGCTCAATCAGCTTCTCTTCTGTGATCTTTCCGTCAGCTGCCTCAAGGAAGACCTGACGGTTGGACTCCATCAGCTTATCCAGATCATCAGCTTCTTTCCGCAGATCATTGGCATTGCCCATGCAGATTGTCCACATATTGTGGATAAGTGCAGATGTACCAAGGTTCATGACCTTGTGATCACACGCCATGAGGATCAGGAAGGCCACGCTGTAAGCGTTGCCATCTACGACTCCATTGACAGTGGCACCATGTCTCTTGAGCTGGTTGTAAATGCTCACACCTTCCTTGACCTCTCCACCATTGGAGTTGATGTAGAGATTAATGGTTGCATCAGCAGGAATTCCTGCAAGCTGATCACGGAAGTACTTAGCGGATGTCTCAGACTCCAGTTCTGTCCATGTCTTCCAGTCAAAACGTCCCCTGGCCTTAACATCATCGTACAGATACATGTCATATGTGTTGGGGATGGACTGGTGCGGTTCCAGATGCAACATCATCTTAGGATTATGTTTCTTCACTGTTCTTCACCTCCTTTCCTTCAGGATCAGCAGCATCTGCATAATTCTTGGTTATGAAATGCCGGTTTGCCCACGGCTCATCAATCTCAGGCATTCCTAACAAACGACACAATTCGTTGTGGCTGAATCCATCTGCAAAGAGCTTGTCAAAGTTCACAGCCACATCAAAGATGTCGGTATGCTTAATGTTGTTTGTGAAGGCCTTGATCACGCATCCATTGGATGCTGCCTTCTGATCAAATTCCTTAGCCGTCAGCTCACAGGCCAGCATGGATGCTAAAGGATCCACGCAGCTGGTCAGGAGCACATTGAATGCATCGGACATACCAGCCACCTCACCACGGAGTACAGCAGGAGGCACCTTGTACGCATTGGCCACCCGGCCAAGTGCTGCATCCAGCATGGAATTGATGTTCTGGGAAGACTCACTGTCAATGCTCTCATGTTTGCCGGTGTAGGTCATACCACGGAAAAGAGGCATTACAGCGTTGTTGGCACTGAAGTAGGACTTGAACCTGTTGTTGATCCAGTCCCCATACTTCTTTTCAAAATCCTCCGGACCTGTAGCTGCAGAATTAACATTGAGGATCCCCTTTTCTCCTCCGGATCCTCCATACACCTCTGCAGCATGTTCGATCAGATCACCATAGAGATCCATCATTGATCTCAAAGTCCTGCCAATCTCCACCGTTGAGTACCTCAGATAGAAGACCTCACTGGACCGGAACGTCCTGTTGAATGAGAAGTCCCCTCTGGTCACTCCCTCAAAGATGTCTTCCTTGACGGCATACTCAGGATGGTGTGTGAATGAATCTGCAACAATCAGCTGATCACCTACAGGCACCACAAGCACCTCTTCGTAGTAGAGGAGCTTGCACCAGAACTCCTTCCAGAAGTCCTTGGCATTCTGATTGATGTTAGGCTTAATGTTCAGCCTGTACCACTCCTTCTCCTCTGTCAGACGGCCGTTGTAGTAGGTCTGCAGCTCCACATTGCTCATCAGCGTTGCCACAAAATCAATCACCGTAAAGATGGCATAGGCATCAATACAGAACTCTGTTTCTTTTCTCTTGAAATCACGGACTGAGATGTGTCTGACTCCATCGTCATCCGGATCCACGTTGGCAAAGACACTTGCCAGCCAGCTTCTGAAACTCACATCTCAACCTCCTTTAGAATGTCATTACTCCATTGTTACCAAATTCAGATTCATATTCCGTCTCTATGTCGGATCCGTCCTCAGCCAGGATCAGGGCAACACACTCTGCTGCCACATATGCCTTGAAGGGATCTGTCTTCCGGCTGTGTGGCTCAATCTTGCCGTATGTAATATTGCCCACCTTAGAGACTTCCATTTTGGAATTCCACACTGCCCAGCGCATCAGCGGATTATCACCAAACGCTATAGCACCGTTTACAAACTCAGATGTAATAATTGGTGCAACCTGCATCTCATTGGAAGGACGCAACAGATAGATGTCTCCATACTTCTTATCCCAGACAAAACCCTGAGACTCCAAAGCATTCCTCATCATCTGATAGCGGTACTGGTCAATACCCACACCAATAATGTGGCAGCCAAGCTCAGATTCTTTCATCCGGAGCCAGCAGGCCGGAAGATCTGCAGGGATCTCCGGAGCATCCACGAACGTCAGCAGGCCCATGGCCTCCCATTGCTCAAGAGGAGCCTTTATCTTCTTGAG